AATTTTAATCTTGACGATATAAATGAAAGTAGAGCAGAAATACAAGCTCGATTAGATGATCCGTTATATGCCGATACTGTTAGTACAGAAAATAAAGCAAGAGATGCTCAAGCCTTATACGAACTACAAAAACAAGAAACTGATGAAATACAAAAACGGCTAGATGAGTTAAAAAAATTACAACCTACTAGCAGGCGAGAACAACTACAACTACAAGCAGAAATAAGGCGCACACAACAAGCTCTTAGCGGTGCACGCAGGGGTGCAGGAGCACTAAAACGAAGCGCTGATGCAGCGGCCAATGACTATGCAAAAGAAATACGCAAAGAAAAGATTGCAGCTTTTGAAGCGGAATCAAAAACACAAAAACAATTTGACGACTTAGAAAATGCATTATCGGACGAAATAACAGCTAACGAAGAAGCTGGATTAGATCGTGACAAAGCTCTTGCTAAAGCAATAGAAACTGTATCTAGCAATCTAGGCATTACACAAGACAACCTGACCAAGATTATAGAAGCAGGGGATACTGCTCTTTCAGATGAAATAAGTAATTTAGCTACAGATATTAGCAATGTAGAAACAAATTTATTAGAAGAAATAGCAGCTAACGAAGAAGCTGGATTAGACCGTGACAAGGCTCTTGCTAAAGCAATAGAAACTGTATCTAGCAATCTAGGTATTACAGAAGATAATCTTAAAGAAGCCATATCTGATTCAGAATCAGCGTTATCTAGTGAGATTAGTGACCTAGCTGCAGATGTTGCTACAGACCTCGGTAATGTAGAAGCAAACCTACTAGAAGAAATAGCCAATAACGAAGAAGCTGGATTAGACCGTGACAAGGCTCTTGCTAAAGCAATAGAAACTGTATCTAGCAATCTAGGTATTACAGAAGACAACCTGACCAAGATTATAGAAGCAGGGGATACTGCTCTTTCAGATGAAATAGCTGGTGTTGCTAGTGATGTAGCCGACGTAACTACCGCTGTGGATGATCTTGCTGCGGAGTTAGGTGTAACAAAAGATGAGCTTCTTGACACCATAGGTCAAACAGAAGAAGACCTACTTACGGCACTTGGCACTACAGAAGAAGCATTAAGTGGTGAGATAGACACCATAGCCGCAGTGCTAGGTAAGCCTGCTCAAGACGTAACGTCTGCTGACGTTGACTTTGTTACTGACCTTATCGCACAACAAGAAGCACTGGCTGACCCGTCTACGTTTGCGTTCACTGAACAACAACTGACTTACGACGTTACGGGCGACGGTGTAATCGACATAACAGACCAGCAAATGCTAGAACAAGTGCTTGCTGGCGAGACAACATTAGACCCGCTTGCCGACAATCGCTTCGCTGCAACAGGTGTGTTCGCTTCTCAGTTACAGCAACAACAAGAACTGCAACAACAGCTAGAGCAACAACAGCAACAACAAATGCAAATGCAACAACAAACGCAACAACAAATACAGCAAGAAGCCGACCAAGCTAGACAAAGAGATCTTCTTGGTATGTTGTTAGGTGCTGATGACGCATTAGGACAAAGAGTTGATGTAAAACAAGGCCCAGTGGCTAAAATTGGTTACCAATATGATATTGGTAGTGGCAGTATATTTGGAGATCCAAGTAGGGCTGGGTTCTATGGTGGTGTATCTCCTTATGGGCCGGTAATGCCTTTCACTAATCAACCGCCTGTACGACGCAAACAAGGTGGTATAATAGAATCTAATAACGAGTTACTGCGATTGCTCGGAGAAAAATAGATGTCTGAAAAAAAGCAAACTTGGTGGGACAGTTTAACTGGTGGAGTTAGCGCAGCCGCAGACTTCATTGGTGGGTCAGAACTAGGGCAAGGTATAGGCTCTCTTGGAGCAGGACTTCTGTTAAAACAATTTGGTCAATTAGGAGATAAGCCTCCTGTAGTTGGTTATCAGGGTGAAGTTCCTAAATATACCGCTGTGCGAGAGCGCGTGCCCATGCAACAAGACCCTAACCGTCGCCCCGGATCAGGTGGTAGACGTTATTTTAGCGATGTGATTTATGCAGATCGTCCCGAACGTCAACCCATGTCTGTGGCTCAAGCTCGCGCACAAGCGCAAGAACAAGCAGAAGGGCTGGCAGCACTACAAGCACCCAGATTAGATGAAAAGCCTATGATGGCCGCTGGAGGCATTATTGGCATGAATACAGGGTACTATTTAGGTGGTGCTACTGATGGTATGGCAGACAAAGTACCTGCTAGAATCGACAACGGACAAGAAGCACGACTTAGTGATGGAGAGTTTGTTATACCTGCGGATGTAGTAAGTCATTTAGGCAACGGTAACTCAGAAGCTGGCGCTAAACAGTTGTATGAAATGATGTCGCGGACTCGCAAAACGCGCACTGGTAACCCAAAACAGGGTAAAGAAATTAACCCTAGAAAGATGCTACCGGCATAGAGGCGAATATGTACTATTACAATCAAGGCGGCACCACTACTTCAGTACCATCTTCAGGCGGAACTGCTGGAGATCCAGTAGGTAAGTCAGAAGCGTTAGCAGATTATGCTGGTGAATACGTCACTGGTATGCTGGGTAAGGGGCAAGCCGTTGCCGATATGCCTTATCAGGCTTATACAGGGCCGTTATCTGCCGGTGCTTCTGATGTGCAACAACAAGCCTTTACTGGACTAGCTAACTTAGCAATGCCTACTACTCCAGCTAATTTTGACGCTGCGACTGCACAGTCGTATATGAATCCTTTTATAGAAGGTGCTCTAAACCCACAGCTACAAGCAGCGCAACGACAAGCAGACGCTCAACGATTAGCAAACGCAGCTAAAATGGGTCAGGTAGGTGCTTTTGGGGGATCTCGACTCGGCTTAGTAGAAGCAGAGGGGCAACGCAATCTAAACGAACAATTAGCAAACATACGTGCAACGGGTTACTCCCAAGCGTATGACAAAGCCAGAGATCAGTTTGCGGGAGACAGAAGGTATGGCTTAGAGGGACTTGCTGCACAAAGAGCTGGTGGCGCAGAACAACGTGCTATCGAAGCTGAAGGTATTGCTAGAGACTACGAGCAGTTCCGCGAAGAACGTGACTTCCCGTACAGAAACTTGGCTTTCCAATCATCCCTGCTGCAAGGGTTGCCAATAACAGCACAAAGCTACTCTTACACCCAACCCTCTACCATAAGTCAGTTGTTAGGTGACGGTGGGTCTTTGCTAGAGCTACTTGGTATAATACCTAAAAAGGAAGAAGGTAGTGGTGCAGGGGGAGACGACTAATGCTAGGCGGTCAAGGTATAGCTGGCGAGATTCAGCGTAAAAAAGAAGCCTACCAAGGCAACCCACAAGCCCTTCAGCAGCAATATCAGCAAAGTCAACAGTTGGTAGACCTCCTTGCACTGCAACAACTCAAGTCTGAGAAAGAAGCTGCCGCACGCCAGATGCAAATGCAGATGCAACAGAACCCTGCAACCATCGCACAACAACGCGAGCAAGAAGTGCTCGGCATGATTAAGCAGGAACAAGGCCGAAAGCTAGGCGACGTTGCAAAACGCACTGCCGGTACGTTGGGGCAAATCAATCAACGCGCACAGCGAAACGTGCAGCGCACGGCTAAACAAGGTTTACCTGCTATGAGTGGCTCACAAATGGCTGCTGGCGGGATAGTTGGGTTTAATAGAGGGCAAAGGGTAAAAGCAGAAGAGGAATATGAGCCTACAGAAGAAGAAATACAGGCTTATATAGATTCGCAGCCGAGAAAACCAAGAAGAGGCGGTCAACAAGGTGGCCCAAGCAGACTGAAAGCAATAAACGCTCTTAAAGAACAAAAAGCAGAAGAAGAGAAGCGAGTAAGGTTGTCGCGAATAAAAGGTGGTCGAACTGGGCAACGCACTCCTCCTGCCCCTACCCCTGCACCGGCTGGCATTGCGGCTGTTACACCACAACCAAAGCCGGGGCCAAAAGGCGGACTAGATTCGGGTCTTATGCTTCGTGATGCCGGTGAACCACAACCAAAAATACAAAAACAAGATGTTGAGCAAGGCATCGCTCCACCCACAGCTAGAAGTGCTTTAGCTGCTGCTGTATCAGAAAAACCTCAATCTACTACAGCGCCAAAAATGGGTGTAGAGACGAGCCAAGAACTTAAAGACGCCCTAAAAAGTCTTGAGGGAGGTGACCCCGCTGCCGCAGGCATTGCTGCAAGAGACCGCGCATACGATGCTATGGGTAAGACAGAGGGCGAAGCAGCGTACCAAAGAAAATTTGATGCGCTAGAAACGTTAGATAGACAACAGTTAGATCCTAAAAAACTAGGTATGGACGCTCAACGCGCAGGACTTCTGGCTATGAGTAGGTCTACATTAGGTCGTGGAGCGCGTGCGTCATTTAATACACGTATGCAGCAAGAAGATGATATACGTAATCGTCTTGTAGAACGTCACAACGTAGATATAGACAAGATTAGCTTTATCAAAGACGTTGGACAGGCAGGCGAAACAGCCTACCAAAGCGCGTTTGCACAGGCACAGCAAAACAATAGAACAAGTGCTGAAATATACGGCAATATGAATAGTCAAGATCGTGCTGATGCAAGAGAAAGATCTCGACAACATTTTGATAGAGCACAACAAGACGAACGCCACTGGTTAAATACTTTAGTGGCCGCAGCACAGAGTGAAAATGCAGCGTTAGACAGAGAAGAAGCGCGTTTAGCAAGAGATGCAGGGTACGCCCAAACCTTTATTTCTAACCAAACCGCTCGCCTTACTAACTTACTTAAAGCAAAGGATGATGCGCTAAAAGCAGAAATCGCTTCTGACCCAGAAGTGTTGCAAGCAGAAACAGAACTAGCGGGGCTAGAACTAGACGATGACGACTACCCAGCGGCACTTGAAAGAGTTGAAAAAACTAGAAATAAAGTTCGTGTGTCAGTAGAAGAAAGCTCTAATGGTGTGGCGATGGAAGCCTTAATAGAAAGAGTGCAAGAGCAGATAGCACAAGCAGAGGCTAGGTTAGGTTACGGAACTGGAGAGCCTAAAAAAGAATCGCAGACGCCTGATTTGCGTGAGTTTGGACTTAAAAGCGTAGATGACTTAGTTAATGTAACTCCTGTTAGGTAGGCAATTAAGTGCCACTACAAGTATTACAGTTCAGAGATGGTAGCACTGTAGAAGTTGATGCTCCTATTGGCGCGTCTAAAGCCGAGCTAGTTGACTTAGCAAACCGCCAAGAGCGGGTGCGTAGGGCAAGAGAAGCCGCAGAAGAATCTCGTTTAAGTCTTGTTGAGGGTAGACGAGGTTCATTCAGTAGAGGCTTAGATATAGGCACAGACCTTGTAGCGCAAGCTACAGGCTCTTCATTAGAAGGTATAGGCAGTCTTCTAGGTCTTGAAGGTCTTGAAGAATACGGTGCTGAAGTAGCCCTTGAGAATGAAGCTGATATACAGCGCAAGTCTAGGTTCCAAACCCGATTCGACGATATTGAAGGCATTGGAGACTTTGGCTCTTACCTAGCCGGTATTGCTGGCGAGTCTCTACCCGCTATGGCTGCGGGTATTGCTGGTGGTATCGGTGCCGCTGCCGCTGCTCCCGCTGTTGGTTTGGGGGCGCTAGGCGCTGGTGTTGCTGGCGTTGCCGGTGCCACTACTGCAAATGTACCGTTCTTCTACGGCATGAACCGTGAGCGCCAGAAAGACGCTATAGAAGCTGGGCTTAGAACTGAAGTAGACGAAGGTGCGGCTTTCTTTACTGCACTACCTCAAGCACTACTCGACGGTATTGCTGACCGCTTGTTGGTTGGTGGACTGCGAATTACAGACGAAGCTATCCGTGCAGGGGGTTTATTTACCAGAGCCAGTAAAGGAGCCACAGCCGGTACGATAGTAGAAGCTCCCACTGAAATGGGCCAACAACTACTAGAACGTGCTCAAGCAGGACTACCCCTAGATAATGAAGAAGCACTTGCAGAATACCGTGAAGCTGGCATTGCTGGTGGTCTGTTAGGTGGATCTATCCGAGGCACCGCCGCTGCTATTGGTGGCGACAGTGTAAGACAAGCAGAGGCACGAGAAAGAGCTAGATTAGCTGAAATTCCAAGGCTACCAGAAGACGCACCGTCAGGTAGGCAAGGCGAGTTATTTGAGGTAGATGAAGATGCTCAGATAGAAGCAGATATAGATAGAGCAGAAACTGCCGAAATCGAAGCCATGATAGCAGAGGATGAAGCTGCTGAAACCGCTGCTGAAATTAAAAGAGAAACAACACAGCGGGATATGTTCGATGAGCTAGAAACCGCTGAAATAGAAGCAGAAATAGACGCAGAAGAAACGGCGCAAATAGAACAAGAAATTGCCGCTGAAGAAGAAACAGCGCGTATTGAAGAGCAAAAAGAAGAGCGAAAACGTGTAGCGTCAGAACAGGAAACTCTTACTGGCGAACTAGACACCATACAAGCTAAAGAATCTGAAGAGCGTCGTCGTGAAATTTTGCTAGATGTAGTAGAAAACCAACCGACACGACAATACAACACTTTACAAAAAAGGTTTTCTCGTGCGTTAGAAGCAGCGGGTATAGCTAATACACAGCCTACAGAGACTGAAACTGCCACTATGCAGCGAGTCATAGATGTCGCTCGTGCAGAACCTGTACCCGCAGAACCTGTACCTGCTGACTCAGATGTCAGTGCTATAGAAGCGCAAATACCTGAAAGGCGCACGGCTCCTGAAATTAGTGACACCACTGAATTACGTCAAACATCTCTTGAAGGTCTTGGGCGTAGGGGGCAACGCACCGAGGCAGAGCCAGCTTCTGAACCTCGCCCTGTTACTGAAGAGGATCTTACAACTGCGGGGTTCAAAAAGAATGCTGCAATACGACAACGTGTTACAGGTAAGGATCTGAACGACCCCGGAGTGCAAGCAGACCTCACAGAAACAGCAAATCAATTCAAAGAACCAAAAGTTAAAGAGGGCGTAACTCGCCTTTTGGAAGGAGTGCCTAGTGAGCAACGTGGTTTATTTGACCCAGCCGAAAGACCAGCCGAAACAAAAGCAGATAGAGTTAGCGTTCAAGGTGATACACCGAGCGATGCAGACGCGCAAAGAGCAGTTGATCCCACCGTCACTCAGCCATCTGACGGACTACCAGTGGACACTGCTGGAAGAGGCGCTGTGGGAACTGCTGGAGGAGCAAGAAGAAAGCGTCGTACATTAGTACAGAGAACAAGAGACAAGATTAAAATGAAAACGGCAGGGGCACCCACCCTGTCTCAACCCGATGCCGAAACTGGTGAAATCACTGTTACGTTTAACGACGGTGAAACTAGGACGATGAAGAAAGAGGATGGCCTGTTCGTCGCCACCGATAGACCCGACCCAGAAGGTAGGATTCTTGGCAGCACACCCAAGCAAGCCACGGCAGCGTTAGAGAAGCAACGCAAAGGGCCAGAGCTGCAAAGAGAAGCAAGCAAACGTATCGGCGTAACTAAGACCAAGCGGAAAGCCCCTGCACGACCTAAGCTAAAAGTAGCCGAAGGGCCGACAGAAGAAGAGGCTCGCGTAACCAGAAATCGTCGTAAGAAAGCGCAAACTGCCAGATTCAAAGAACTTAAAAAGAGTGGCGTTGAGACCGCAGAAGCGCAAAGAATAGCTAAAGAAGAATTTCCTGATCTAGGACAAACATCATTTTCAAAAGCTAAAGATGATGATTACGCGACCAGCGAGCAGCTAGCGGAAGGACGAACAGAAAAAGAGATTATTGAAGAGTCTAACAGGCTGTTAAAAGAGACCAAAGGCGGCTCATTAGTTGATGCACTAAAAAATATACAAAGAAACGCTAACAGCCCGTTTGAAGCCTTAGTAGCGGGTAAAGTAGCTAAACTAATAAAACGTATGGAGTCACTAGGAATTACGTTTAGCTATGAAATAGCCGAACTTGATTTTAATGTCGTTGCTGGTGGCACTAGAGGGATTATGAATCCCGCTAGATATGAGTCTGATGGTGTTATTGAAGTCGTCGTAGCTCGCACCAAAGATCCGCTAGCGTTAAATAACGGACTTACAAATAGGACTGTTCTACATGAAGCTATTCACGCCGTTACGTTTCTCACAATCCGAGCCGGTAACAGGTTACCAACGGGCACGAAGATAAGAAAAGATTACGACGATATACGTGAGCTATTTAACAAAGTAATAAGATATGGCAACGAGCAGATTGCTAAAGCTAAAAAAGACAACAACTTAGAAAGTTTACATCCAGCTTTATTAGCGTATTACCAGCGAACAAACAACAGCCTACAAAACCCAGATGAACTTGTTACATGGGCGCTCACTGATAAAACCATGCAGGATTACTTAGACAGTGTTCCGTATGACATGAGCACCAAAACTATCGGTAAAGGTGATAGCACGTTGTGGGAAGCAGTCGTAAACGCAACACGTAAGCTGCTAGGACTACCGCCAAAAGATAACACTGCCTTAAACGAGTTACTGCGTATACAGGATACTCTACTAAGTCCACCCACTACTGAACTCACGGAACTACTAAAGAATACCACCTATAAAACCATAGACGGTAAAAGTTTTGAGATCCTTAAATCTCAAATAGCCGACCCTGCACTTACTCCTAATAACGAGGCTGATGCTCGTAACCTCTTAGACAGAGGCATCAAGAGTGTGCCGATTCTAAACTCGGACGGTGCAAAACGTATTGCTGATACCGTGTCTGACGTATCGCTGCCGCAAGCGGCTAAGGATTTTGTCTTAGGTATATTAAGTCTTAACGGCCTAGAGATGGTTGCTAAGAAGTATGTGCCGAAGATAACCGAGCTACGAAAACTTGTCCTTGAAGAAGGTGGGCGGCTACTAGAACTCAAGCGGCCCATAGACACTGCCGTAAGCAAAATATCTAAGTTTGCAAAAACAAACAAAGAGAAGGTAATTATCCTAAATCGGCTTATGCCGTATAGCTCTCTAATCGGCGTAGACCCGTCTAAGCCAGAAGAAACCTACTCTGATGACGCTGAAAAGCTGAAAGAGTGGAAGGCTATGACTGGGAAGGGTGGTGACTACGAAAGATTAGGAAAAGAAGGTCAAGCGGTATACAAGCAGATACGTAATATCTACGCCTCGCTGTTTAATGAAGTGGGGAGGGCGGTACAGGCTCGCTTAGACGCTACTGACTTAGATCCTAACGCCAAGAGAAACGTCTACGACGAACTGATGAACAAGCTGTACAAGAAAGCTACGATTGATCCGTTCTTCCCCCTACTGCGAGAAGGCGAGTATCGTCTGGAATACACGGCAACAGACCCTGAGACCGGACAGTTAGAGTATTACACAGAAAATTTTGAAACTGACAGTGCAAGAACAGCCGCTATGAAGCAGTTAACGGCTATGAGTGATGCCATCAACCTAACCGATATGAACCCTTTTGAAAATGTTGACAAAGCAAACTACCGTGACGCTCCCGCCGGTTCATTTGTAAATAACGTGTTAGGTGTACTGGGCAAGAACGGAGTAGATTCGACAGTACAAGATGAAATCATAAAACTGTTCTTAGATACGCTGCCAGAACGCTCGTTTGCACAATCATTCCGAAGACGAGAAGGCTATCGCGGCTTCATTGGTGACCCAAGGCTGTTACGTGAAGAGACATACCCAAATCACGATATGGTCAGAGCGCTGCGAACCAGAAGTGCGTCTATAGCGCGACAGATTGTACGTTTAGAGTACGGGTCTAAGTTTCAAAAACTACAGGAAGAAATAGAAGCAGATCTAACAGCATTACAAAAAGACAACAAAGCGGACAAGAAAACCAAGCGAGCAGCTAAACAATTTGTAAGAGAAGTGCAAAAACGAGTCTCTTTTGCTAAGAATCCTGACGTTGAAGATTGGGCCAAGAACCTGACAACTTTTGGTTTTACCATGACCTTGGGCCTCAACGTATCGTCCATGCTGGTCAACTTCTCGCAGCTCCCGATGGTAATTGCACCGCACTTAGCGGGTACACTCGGTGCTGATGGCAAGATGTTTGGGTTCAAAGAAACTACTAAGGCCATTGGAGAAGCCGTTCGACTGTTTAGAAACGCTGGTCTGACTGACGAGCGATACAAGTACGTGCCTTTTGTGAAAAAACGCCAAGCCATCATGGACATGATTGGCGAAGATGGTGTCGAAAAGACAGCCGTAGGGTCAGCTCCGTCACTAGATAACTATGACTTTGACTCAAAAGACATGCCACCAGAGATAAAAGAGTTCAAGGTTCTAGTCGAAGTCGCAACAGAGCATGGTCAGCTAAACCGTTCTATTGTCTACGACATGCTTGATCTGGACGAGATCGACAGTGTGCGCGGTAAAATCGGCGCTGTATCTGGATTCTTGTTTCACCACGGTGAGCGTATGACTCGACAGGTTGCACTGGCTGCTTCCTACCGTTTGATGCTGGACTCCATGAAGAGAGCGGGTAGAAAGATAGACAACGCTGCTATGCGCGAAGCCGCTGAATTTGCCATCTACGAAGTCGAACTTACCAACGGTGGCACAGCCGCAGCATCCGCACCGAGACTTGCACAGGCAGGAATAGGCAAAGTTGCTTTCTTGTACAAGCGGTACGGTGTGCAGATGACGGAGTTGCTAGGCAGTCTCATTAACAATTCTGTGCGGGGCACAAAAGCAGAGAAGCAAGCTGCACGTTACCAATTTGCAGGGGTGCTTGGTGGATCGGCTGTAGTTGCTGGAGCACAAGGACTTCCCTTCTTCGGTGCAGTGGCGCTTGTGTACAACACGTTCAAGGGTGACGAAGACGAAGAGCTAGACACGGTAGTACGCAAAGCCATAGGTGAAGGGTTCTATGGTGGTATAGGTAACTACCTCTTGGGTGTGGATGTAGCTAGCCGTATGGGACTGTCTGATCTCATATTTAGGGACAGGCTCATAGAAAAAGACCAATCGCTCTTCTTCGATATGATTGAAGTGCTTGGTGGCCCTGTTGTGGGTGTGGGTATGCAAATGGAACGAGGCTTTGAAAAGATGTTCCAGCAAGGTGAGTTTGCTAGAGGCATAGAAGCCATGTCACCCGCAGCCATACGCAACGCTATCAAGTCATACCGATTCTACAATGAGGGTGCGCTAACGCAGCGTGGTGATGCCATAGTGAAAGATCTACCTGCACCGTTGTTAGTAGGGCAATTCCTTGGGTTTGCTCCGTCCGAATACACACGACAGCTTGCTGTGAACGCGCAGTTGAAGAAGTTATCGAGGGCAGGTAACAGTCAACGTACTAACTTGTTACGTAAATACTATGTTGCGAATCGTTCTGGTAACTTCTCTGAAGCTAGGGAGGTACGCAGGAAGATGAATGAGTTTAACCGCAAGTTCCCTAGCCTTCGGATTACACCAGATACAATCAAGCGATCTATGGCCCAGCACATGCGTACTACCAAGAAGATGTACTCTGGTGTGACCCTTGACCCCAAAATGTTTAACGACCTCAAGCAAAGTGCTGCCGAGTACGATGACACGCTGACAATATGGGAAGACTTGGGATTGTAAAAACCCCTTGCCGTAAGACGGGGATTACGACAAGGGGCAGGAGAAAGATAAGACCGGAAGGTAAGGAGACCATGACCTTATCAACGCGGATAGTATCACGTTAATCTCCAAACGCGAACACCTAGAAACTGCCCAGAAAAGCAACTTTTTGCTTTAATTTCCCATTCAAATCGCTCTACGCAGATATGTCTAACTTGTTCTAGGGCTTTGGTTGTGTTGATACATGGCACAAATATCGAACTGCCAGCTACCATAGATCCCCAATCGACAACGATACGTACACCGTCAGGGTTAAGGTCATGTAGTTTTAGTACGCCTTCATTCGTCAGCGTCAACGTCATCCTGCTTCCCACGTTTTTCGTCAAAAGATTTCATGGCTACTATTATAACGTCCTGTGGATCTAGTTTAAGCAGGGTGCCCTTGTCTAAGCGTACCTTGTCCCGCTTTGCACCCATCTTAGATTTCAAATCACTTAAAAACGCACTGTAGTTTATCTGTTGCGCCGAGCACCATAGCTTCAAAGGCTTGGGTAACAAATAAACTTTTTTCAAATCGGTTTCGTATCGGGCCACTAACTTAATTTTAGGAGTAGCATCGGGTATGACGAGCTTGTCCAAGCCATTGCCTTCACCCTGCTTACTACGCAAGTCATCAGTGCTTTTAATCATCAAGATGTTGCTGTAGTTATCGTATAAGTATTCGTTCAATGTCTGTTCTACAGACACGCTCATGTTCTCTACAGCGTTGAGGTTAGCTTCAAGTAACTTCATTGACCAATTAAAGACTTCTTCTACGTCGTAGTCCAGTAATCCTAGTTTATTGGCGAAGAAAATACCTGTAAGTGTGCAAGCAACACCCGCTGACCAGAACCTGTTCTCTGCTTTAAGCCCTGCCGTAGTATCAACCCGAACCTGCATTTCTCTAAGTTTCTTTTTTACTTCCTCTACGTTCTGTATGACCCACTGTATATAAGGTATTCCTGCATGGCCGTAGTTAGCCGTTAGCTTCGCTTCAAACGCATCTGTCATACGCTTATCGTCTACAGAGTCGAACACCTTCTTAGCAGGCCACTCCAACATACGTTGTGCTTCGGCTTTGGGCTGTTGTTTCTTTGCGCTAATCTTTTCTATAACACTAGAGTTACCAGAAGTAACAGATAAGAACTTCCACGGTTCTCCGCGTGCACGTTCTAGGTTAGCCCCACCTGCCATACGCCCCCGTTGCTGACCAGAAGATAGCTGATACGCTAGGTCACTCAGCTTGTCGTCCTTCTCGTTCGTTAATTCGTCTATGTAAAACGGTAGGTTATGTAGCACCTCTGCACGATTGAACTTCATAGACTCAGTATCACGTTCATCAAGCATCGTGTTCTTGACGTAGCCCCACACTGATGCTGCCACCTGCATACATGCAGACTTACCACAGCCGCTTATGTTGGCGTGTATGTGTAGGGCACAGGCGTTCTGAGGTAAGAAGTGCATAAGGGGTGCGCCGAATGCAGTGCCCACCACGTACTGGTGCATCACTAGATCCGGTCTGGTGTTGTAGAAATTAGCCATCTCCTTCCACGCTTCTAAGGTGCCCTTGGGTTCAAAGTAAGGGATTAAAGCTGCTGTAGGCGTAGATGGTGGGTTGTACTTTATCTTGTCGGCGTGCACTTCCTTGTCACCCACAACGAACGCAGTCGCCTCATCATCCACCCAGCCGAACTGTCGCCGTGCCACATCTGCTGTAGAAGTGGCCTGTAATTCATTTATCCAAGTAACCATATATTGCAACAAGTCATCTATTCTAGGGACAGCAACACCGTTCATTGCCATCTGTTTTCGGAACTCTTCTTTTGAAATAACCGCAGTGAGCGGTAGCGTAAACTCACGTACCCCGTCCTTTGGTAGGTGTAACCTAAACACGACTGACTCACCGGCTTCCACATCTAGCAGCCGTTTCGTTATGTATAAATCATTGTGGTAAATAACTTTCTCATCCACTTCTCCGTCTATGCTGACGTTGCGAACGTAGATGCCGCCAGATGCGCCTCGAAAGTATGGACGTGGGTATGCGGGTATAACGTATTCTGGGTAGTCCTCTACGTCATATAGATTATCCTCAGACAAGTCAGAGACTTCACTATAAGTACCATCTTCACCTAGTTTGGCTTCGGCAATCTTTCTACCCAAAATCAACGGCGACTTTATCTTGCCCCAGTGAGGGCATTCGGTGCATATACCTGCTTCGTTTTCATCAAACGTCGTGCAGCGGTACGGCCCCTTAATAAGATCCAATTTTTTGAGCGTAAGCTCTGGCGTATACTCAGGGTGCTTCTTTGATATTTTTTGCGCTGCCTTTTCACCGTCTTCACAGAACTTGGCTATAGATAGCCCTGCTCTCCACATAGGCTCACTTGCTTCAGCTTGCCCACCTATTATTCGTTTTAGCTGTCTACAGCCTGTGCCTTCTTGAGATTTTAGAAGTATGTTCTTGAAACTGTATTTGATGTTTTGCAGTAATGCATCGCGTAGGCTTGCTGGCCCATCTTCGCTTACACGCTTTTGAGGAACTGGTATCGTATCCAGCCCAATCTTGCTGGCAAACCAATCAAAGTTAACCGTGTCAGGTATAGCATTTACCAGCTTAACGGGAGCAGGGGTATCTGGTTTGTGGTTGTGCGTGCCCAGCACACGTAACACTCTCGCGGTGTCGGCTGGCACTGAAGTATCTATATCAAAGTTGTGTTCTGCACACGCGGCCTTAAATCGGTCAGCTACTATCTTCCATTGTTCTACTGCCACAGGCTCGGTGAGAACCCAATAAACATGCAGTCCACGCCCCGAATCCACTATAAGCGGTTTTGGTAACGTCGTTGCAACGCAAAACCTTTGAAGCTCTTGCAGTGCGGCCTTTTTTGTAGAGAACTCTTTTTCTGGCCCACAATCCAGATCCAAGAAAAACGCCTTAGTTTTGTCAGCGTCTTCGCCTTTGCGTGTGCCCTCTTTCTTATAATTACTTACAGCGAAGTATGTATCCCACCCCTCGCTGTCGTAGTAATCTGCGGCTTCGGCCAAATCTTCCAATGAATGAAAGTACGCTTGGCGATGTCTGCCTTCAACCAGACTATTTCTGAAGAGAACATACACTCCTTTGGGGGGTAACACCCACCTTAAAAATTCTATCGTATTCATATTTGCACCCAATGCCGAAAGACACTATGGCAGGGGTGTCGGCGCACCCTCTTCGGCAATGCCTAGCCATAGTGGAGTGTTACCGGCTTAGTCGTCCCATTCGTCGATAACGTCACTCAGGTCTTCGTCGTCCGAGGGTGCGGGTGCGGACTTCTTAACGACCTTCTTTTTGGGTTCCTCTGTTGCGGCAGAGGTATCTGGCTCATCGCCAAATATGTCATCCGAGTCATCATCTTCTGACTCAACTTGCGTGCTGGTAGTGTCACTGAACGGATTGTCAGGCTGCGCTACGTACCCCTCTACCACACCAAACGGTGAGCGAGAAGCCATAGGCTTGTAATCTATTACCTGCACACCGTTCAAGCGTAGGCTTACGCCATTTTCGCGCATGTTGTACGGCACAAAAGTAACCGCAATATTCACAATGCTGCCCGTAGTCAGCTGAAAATCTTTTGGTAGCTCGTTGTTCTTCGCATCTACTTGTAGTGGGGGTTTAGTCAAATCGGTGCCGTAAGCACCTTTTAGCTTGCCCTTGCCAATATAGTTACCGTCATCGTTTTTCTTAAACGGCAGTGGGAACTTCTCAGGCCAGCTACCTTCTTTCTTAGCGTCATACGCCGCTTTCATTGACTTGTACAAAGCCTTTGCTTTTTTCTCAGACATCACAAAAGACATCTCGTATGCCGCACCGTCATCTAGTGGATCACACTTAACAGAACCACCTTTCCCACCGTTTGCTTTATTGTCAAACTTGTAAGTGGTGTTGATTCTTGGGTAGAGAGCTTCGACGTTCTCCAGTGTGTAATACATATCTACTTCAGCCATGTTGGTCTCCTTGACTTAGGCTATTGTGAACCCTTCCGTTTCCGCAAATGGCGAGCCGCCGTTGACGTTATGCAAATCCACTTTGAATGCGATTGCCTGTAACGTGTCCTCGTGATCTACCATGAGCCGGACTTCTTCAAGTTCTTTTTCTTCTAGTGGTCGCTGCGGATAGAAAGTCAACTTAGGCACAGAACTGCCTCCATCAAAACCTATCCTAGTGACCACCGCTATTGAGGGCGTTCCATGCCCAGATAAAAATTTGGAGTAAGCCTGTAGTGGCATACCGCCCCCCTGCTCCTTACCAAATATAGACGAGGCAGGGACTTGCAACTGATATACCGTATCCAGTGCATGATCTTCAACAACCGCTAGGCGTTGATGAAATCTACAAGCCCTACCCCCTGCGTTCCCCGAACCTCGTACATTCTGAGTACAGTCTAAGCAACGTGCACTCTGTCTCTGGTCTTCTGGCACTTCGGGTGCAGGTCTTTGAGTGTCTGTTGACCAGCATGTAGGTAACTTCTTAGCTCCAACCACGTAATCGTCTTTGTAATACGAACGGGATACATCCGCTGCGTTCACTATAACTACGTCTATGGAACAGCAAATGCTACCTTCTGGCTGATCTATCAGACCCGTAAACTTACTACCCTGTATGCTGATTCGGCGCACTATAGGTCTGCGTCGGGATCAAATGCCGTGGGATCGAACTCATCAGGGTCTTCAACCGCTGCAACGTCTTCTGTGCCAGTGCGTGCTAGAACAGCTTTTGACGCTTCCGCTAATGCAAACCGCTGAGTTTTTCCTACTTTTACGTAGGTGTTAGAAGGGATTACCCCATCACGCACCCATTTACGTGCAGTGGACAAGGATATACCGAAGTGCTTTGCCACTTCTTCAATCGGAACTAGCTGCTCCATTATGCTTTCCTTACTGTCACAGCGTACTCCGAATCCACGTTTAACCCTTTCGGCAACAGGTCTGGGTTCTCTTCTAAGAACCCTTTGACTGCCCCTTGGTGTAAACGCTTCTCCAAGAACTCAGGCACCTCATGCTCCAAGATAAACTTGTGCATGGATTCCCAATCACTCGTCCAATACTTTTGCTTCACAGTACGGTAGAACGTACCGGCATCAGTCTTGACGCTCTTGGCCCCCGTATCTTTCAAATGATCCAAGAGTGCGCTTTTTATTTTATTTTGCTGCGCGACTAATTTGTCGTCAGCTTCCCTAAATTCAGCAGACAGACGTTCCCTTTCGCCCTTGATCTTGAGATAAACCCTAGTCAATTTCTCCAAGGTGACACTATCTACTACTTTTGCATCAGCCATGTTTGTGTCCTATTCATTGCCGAGAACTGCAATCTAAAGGTAGCTTATGCGTTAGTCAAGTATTTCCTTGTAAAGATCAATAATTTTTGTGTGGGTATCTATTTTGTTGTTAAGTAATGCGTATACACGTTTTTCGACGCTAGAACCCTGTAGCTGTACGACAGTGCATTTATGATCTTGACCCGCTCTGTGTACACGGGCGTTTGCCTGTGCATAAGTCTCCACAGAACTCGTTGGCCCCCACCAAACCACAGTGTTTGCAGCGGTTAGTGTGACACCGTGTGCAGCTGCTTGCGGCTGAATTACCAACACTCTGGGGTTGTCTGTCTCTTGAAATTCTTTGAATATACGCGTGCGATCCCCTGCTTTCACTGCACCGCTAATCACCTCAGTGGGTATGCCATCCGCTCGTAGCTTCCCTGTAAGCAAATCTATCGTGTGCTTGAACGGCACAAATATCAAAACTTTCTTGCTTGACTCGTCTATTACTTCACGCAACACCTTATATCGGTGCTTGGTATCAAACTCTATGGTCTCACCAGAATCGGTGTACACAGCACCGGAACTGATTTGCAGTAGCTTGTTCATATTCACGGCGGCGGTAGCGGCAGTAACATCCTCACCAGCCGCTTGCATAATCATCTTGTCTTTTAGTTCTTTGTAATACTTTTCTTGTTGGCGCGTTAACGGTATGTCGCGTGTAACGTAAATCATGTCTGGCAGATCCAGACATTCATCTTTGGTGTAACGTATTGCTGGTTGTAGTGCGTTGAACACTGTCTCAGTAGCGTTGGGTTTAGGCACCCATTTGAAGTTGGTTACTTTGTACATAACCATGTCGCGGAAAGAACCAAAAAATCGTGGCACACCTTTCGGATTGACTAGCTTGGCTAGCCCATAAGCATCCACAGGGCTTTGTGCAGCGGGTGTGCCTGTAAGTAACCAGAGCCACATATCTGTGGTGAGTAGTTTGTTGAGCGTTTTCCATCGCTTTGTCTGTGCATTCTTATAGTGAGTTGCTTCATCTACAATTATCAAATCAAACCCACTGTCCGCTATGGCGTCAGCGACTATTTCCACACCGTCATAATTTATTATGACAAACTCTGCATCACCCGCGATTACCGCAGCACGTTTTTTGGCCGAGCCGTAAGCAATATCTACTGTGCGGTGCATGGCAAAGTCAAACAGATCCTTACGCCATGCCGAATCCATAATCGACAGAGGACAGATAACTAGGACGCGGTTGATCTTGCCTTGGTTGAATAAAAAGTCTGCCGCCCATATAGCACTGGCGGTCTTACCTGTGCCCTGCTCGTTAAAACAAAACGCACGTTTGTTGAGTGTGAGAAACCCTGATGTGGTTTTTTGGTGGCTGAACGGCTCGTACTTACCTGTCCACTTGTACTTACCCTCAATGGGGGACGGTGCTTGTATGTTTAAGTTCTTGAGTACATGTGTTTCATCCACACCCCAATTAACTACCACTCTGTTTCCTGATAACTCCTTGCTCTTGGGTATTACAGTGGTGACCTTGCCCGGATTTTTAAGGCGTAATAGAAGTGCTTTGTTATATACAACTTTCAACTTGGTCTCCTTTTTAGTCCCGCCTTCGACTACACGGACGGGAACGTGCTGGATCACGAAGTGGAGGGGGGTGGGTAGTCACTCCGTGCAGTCATTCAAAAAAGTCCCGCCTTCGACCACACGGACGGGAACGTGCTCAGGATCGAAATGACAACGATCTGGCCTAATAAGTCCCGCCTTCGACCACACGGACGGGAACGTGTTAACAGGTAGGAAACACCTCGGTCTTATCTTGTTCGCTTTGGCCTTTTGCCATTACGACTTCTGTTTTTATTGGCGCTTTCTATACGTACGCCATCTCTGTTGCTGCCCCCCTTACTGAGCATCTTGTTATGACTAACGTCTTTCCCTTCACGTTTGTCAGCCTTACCGTTTTTATTGGCATCGCGCCCTGCCTTGTCCATAGCTCGACGCGCACGTTGTCGCTCCATACGAGCTTCATGTGCAGCACTGCCCACTGGTGGGTTCTTCTGTTTCTTGCGGTCTGCTTTATTTTTATACGGCATTAATTCTTCCCATTGTGTGGACACTCCAACACTGGACACCATGCTTTACATAGGCCACTCGGGTTGGGGTTCCACGTATCATTCTCAAAAGCTGTTTCCATGTCGTTGTAATTATCCAACCACTTGGCCCACAACCTCTCTTCATCTTCAGTCGTATAGCGATCCCGTATCAAATCGTTACTTACTACAAACAGCAAGCCAGCCCGAATAGTCTCTACTTCGGGGTAGTGCTTAAAGGTAGCCAATGCCATTAGCTCTAGCTGCCCTTTGTCTGCATATCTTGCCGACTTACCTGTCTTGTAGTCAATGACCCAAGCCAGTTTATCTTCTCTATTTAGTATCAGTAAGTCCGCGATACCGCGAAACCACACGTTACGCGCAAAGAAACTACATGCCTCTAGGTCTTCAGTCAGGCCCATCTTTATCTCGCACAGCTTCTCGCCCTTTTTGGCGTTCAGTGCGTCTAACGTCTTCTGTGCATAGCTGAACCGTGGGTCTAGTTCACCACCATCACGAATGTAAGTCTCGGCAGCTTCGTGAAAAGCCGTTCCGTACAGTGTTGCCTCAGTCTCTTTGAACGGATACTGCTTGAGTATCTTCTCGTGATAGAACTGCTTAGGACATTGCTCAAATGCCTTAATCTTGCTGAACGACCACGGTGCTATGCTCATCAACTATACGGTCTTTCATTTAATTCACGTAACTCAGTTATAAGTAGTGCCATGAGAGCGTGGTCGAATGTTATATCGCTATTGTTTATGACTTCTTGTAAATATGTCGCATCGTTTATAACGACATCAGCGCTTTCGCATCGCACTATCTTTCGCTGCTCTTCCCGTTCATCGTAACTCATTATTCACAGTCTCCGTATGCTTTAGCTACACCACTCTCACAATCAAGTGGCAGTCCTTTTGCCCACTTGGGCACGTACTTCATACACTTCTCAATGTACTGCTTGGCTTCTTCAGCCTCATCTATAGGCACACACCCAATAACTGAGTCATGCACAGTCAACACCGCACGATAGCGTCTAGCAATTAACAACATCTGTTCAGCGATGATGCAGCGTGCAAGAGCTTGGCAGGTGTTCTCTATCACCTTGCCACCGTATATCCGCGTCCGACCTCGGCGTGTGTTGTAGGTGTACTCTATACCCCGCTCACCTTGCTCACCCTGTAGATCGTCATAACGCATTAACAGGTTAGAAGGTAGACGTATGGCGGAACGATCCCCCAATACTTCAACCACACCTTCTTTACCAAACTCAAGTGTGTCACCACGCTCCATATGGGCAACCATATTCTGAGCCTCATGCCACAGGTGGCTTATCTTCCAGTTGGCGTCACGGTATATATTGATGATCCGTCGCGCTTCGTCAAGAGGTATGTAAGTTCCAAGAGATTCCAATTGTGTTTGAAACTTAACTGCACCCATGCCGTAGCCAGCCCCAAGTATTGTGGTCTTACCAACAAACCGTTGTTGCTTGTCCACTTGGTCTTCTGGTACGTCATAAATTCTTGCGGCCATCTTGACGTAGACATCCTCTTTCTTGCGAAACGCCTTAGTCAAATCATCCTGCCCCGCGAACCACGCCAGCACACGCGCTTCAATCTGCGATGAGTCACAGTCAATAAGCGTGTAGCCATCGGGTGCGGTGATACTTCGCTTCAACATCTTACCATCAGGCCCACGGCTCGGTAGGTTCTGTAGGTTGATCTTGTCATCTCCACCCCACCGACCAGTGTGCGCTGCGTAGTACCTCACAGGAACCGGCAGAGTTCCGCGTTCCGCGATGTCTATAAACCGCTGGGTACGTGTCTCTTCCAATGTGCTTTTGTTGCCCAATCGTGCAGCTACCAACGCTTGCACTTCTGGATTCTCGTGCGCTCCAAGGCTCTTGAACGCTTCATCGGTCTTAGCGAATGCGTAGGCTTCTTTGCCAGTGGTCATACTGATCTTGGTAGGAGGTGTTACACCCTTGGAACGTAGTAGCTCTGCAAACTTCTCGTTGCTCATCAGGTCTTTCTTATCGGTCACCCCTGCTTCTGATAACAAGTTATCCTTACGGTTCTTAATATCTTTCAGGTGGCGGGACAACAAACACGAGTCCAGAACTAGTAACGGATGTATGAACATACGCAGCGTGCAGTCTATGACCTTGAGTTCTTGTTTAGGAAAACCCCGCACCATAATGCCAAACAGCTTATAGGTAAGCTCAACATCGTTGATGCAGTAGTCACCGTAACGGTCTAACTCGTCATCAGTAAAATCTTCACGGCGTTTGTCTTTAGCGTTTAGTATCTCAGTGCCTTTTTCCCCTACACCGTACCGTTCAGCTAAGGCTTTGAGGCTACCGCCGACTTCAACTCCGTGTATGGCTCTCCCCATACATAGAGTATCAGCCCATACTTTAGGTTTAATGCCGAACAGCCAAGAAAGGATAGCACCATCAAACATAGTATTGTGTGCCAGAACCATACTGGAAGCCCAATCAAACTCAGCAAGATACTCCGCAAGCTCTGCATGAGTGCCGCTAGCCCATTCTGTCGGCCCATTATTGACCTTTACACCTACACCTACTATTTCAAACTTAGAATCTCGTATGTATTCTTCAGTTGTCATTTTTGTGAGCGAAAAGTCTTTGTCGTAAAAAGTCTCAAAGTCCAGTGTTATGAGATCCACTACCCCTGCTCCTCTACCTCAAGCACCTGCTGTATTTCACACCGCACAACCCTCGGCAGTTCTAGGTAACTACCGTTACCATCTTCGGCAGCGAACCTAGCCTCTTCCTCGTTCTTGGCCTCGACCTGCACGCGCCTACGTATGGTCTCTTCCAGCGTGATGTTAAATTTTTTCATTTAACTCTCCAGTAACGCACTGTATTCGCATCGCTATTTCTTCGTGAGGTTAATTTGATTCCACGATTTTTAGCTATCATATAAAAACGACTACCCTCCTTAGAATACGTACTGTAGTTGCTCTTTCGTTTTGCATCTAAAGGAAACTCAATACTGTCGCCAATTTCCATAACGTCTAACGCATCGTGGATCGCTCTAGTTTTGTAGTAACCATTACCTTTCTCTGGGAGCGGTATGCCTTTATCTACCTTCGGCTTCACCTCAACCCCCCAGCCGCTTGATCTCAGCGTCGATATAGAATTTTATCTTCTTGGCATCACGTAGCTCGTTACTGTGGGATGACTCGCCATAACGATAGGCAGCGCGGAATATCTCACCTATCTGTGAGTTCATGTTCTTGTGCGAGATCAAGTCCTGCAATTCTTTCGCCCCATCAGGTAACTCGTAATACTTAGCTGTACTACCGTCACTAACCGCTGCCAATCCCTGCATTATTGATTCCTGTTGTGCATTGTCCGCCAGCTTCCCTACCACTAGCGGTGTTGAGTGTGCCTGATCTATCACCAACGACTGTGTTGTAGTTACCTGTGGTTTTGGAATGTAGTTCTTGGATCTAACCACAGAAGATGTTTTATCGTCCCTATGCAGCCACTTATCAAAGTCCTTGCGGCTAGGTAAACCAATCGCCTCATCCGCAATGGCTTGTATGTCTTTACGAACAGTCCATGCTGTGTTGTATGACACGCCTGTTGCAGTAGCGGCCTCCTTTACTGTGGCGGTAGGATTCTTATTAAAGAACTTTGTTACCTTAGATTTCTTCGTTACTTTAGTCATTTCGGTCTCCTTAAAAATCAAGTTCAAGCTGCACTGGCGTTGCGCCAAGTAGCTCTGCTATGTCGTGCATGTTTTCTTCGTTCACAACAAACGCCATGCCCTCACTCGCTGTAATGTCTTTTAAGTTCTTCTCTTGTAGTGCGGTAGGTTTATTGCCCCCTGCCTTGCACTCAATACCAAAAAACTTACCCCGATAGCACCCGATTATATCGGGCACCCCACTCTTACCGTACCCGCCCGTTACAGGGTAGAAGTAATATGCTTTAAGACTTCGTAGCTGTTGTGCTACGACCTTTTTTACTTTCGCTTCCGGTGTCATCACCACTCTTGATCTCCTTCAACAAATTTTCGATACGCAATAACGCATCAAACATCTCATGCTGTAGGTCAAACAACTTGTCTATGTCACTAGGTTCAAGTTCGATTGTTATACGCGCCACTATGCTTCTCCTTGGGAACTGGTTTCGGAGTCAAAGACCCAGAAACTATCCTCGCCAGAACGCGCACCAACCCCATCTATGTGATGAGTAGCGTTTGGCTCCAACAAAGCCAAGACCGCCAACTTATCTGTCAGCGCCTTGGGCAATGTCTGCGAGCCATAGTAGGTGCCAGCTAAATGTGAGTCAACACATTCCATACCAATACACGTTACATGCCACGTATCACTGTTTAGGTCTGCCTTAACGTGGTAGACAATACCGTTTTGTGGTAACTGTTTCCTACCCACGTTTAACTTAACTATGTCAGGCATCATCCGCAGATAATCGTGGTGTCTCAAGTTACTCATGCTACGCCGTCGTCGTCATCCGACACTACTAAGAACATGTTATCTGAATACTTCATACCTGCGCCGTTGACGTACTCACCTGCGTTCATCACGTTCAATACCGACATCTTAGGAAGTAGCTGCTGAAACAAGGCATCCCAATCATGCAGTCGCCTCGCCATCGTAGTCCGAACGCTACCGCTGTATGTGGCATCCACATCAACATTCATAACGTCCATGCAGTCATAGTTATTTGTGTCTTTGGATACATAGACAAACAACGGAAACCGCCCAGAGTTTTGTAGTTCTTCGTAAGCAGCTTTTTGCTGTATGTACTTATCTACGTCCGCACGTAGTTCTTCGCCAACGTAGCGATTGCCGTTGATCTCAGTGAGCAGATATTTGAAAACGGGAGCCTTCTCATTCACAACACCTATTCTTGTTAGCGCGTCCATAGCCTCGCTAGACACCGCTTGTATCCGCTTTCTTCTTTCCAAAGCGTATTTATACGCTGGACGCCCTGCTAATTCGGCAACGTCCCATAGCTGTAAGTGCTTGGCTGCATTGCGTAGTGCAGTCTTGAAGTTCACACTCTCCGAAGCGTTGGGTTTCTTGTTGTTATTGATGCGTCGAGACCACACACCGAACTTATTCCCCTCGCGGTATATGTTGCCCAAGAAAAACGGCTGACCCTTGGTGTGGATATGCAGTTTTGTGGTCTGGTGTGGCGGCCAAAGATCCGACACGTAAAACTCTATGTTCCAGAGTTTATTAGCTACCTCTCGTGCGAATGATTGCACACTTGATTCAACATCCTTTACGTCAACTTTGACGAAGCCATCATCTGGGCCTTCGTAGAACGCATCACCCCGCTCGTACTCTGTTCTAAAAGTATTCATGTCATTCTCCTTTCGTTTTTGTTACCAACCCACACGCATTGTTGATCCATGCGTTGTACGTTGCACGTAGCTTCTTGATGTCATCCTGCTGGATCGCTTGGCGTACACCCCACTTGCCCATGAACACGGTCAGTAGTTGTACACGTAACTCATTCTGTGGTTCCTTGAGTATCTTCTGCACGTTGGATGGATTGAACGATACGTTGCTAGACCAACGGTTAGATGTCACAACACGGTGCTGCCGTAGTATCCCAATGCACTCATGTACGTGCCGACTGTCAGATGTATGTAACGTGCCACCCACAGCCAACGCCCAGTTCCAAAACTCATTGATGTATGGCTTCAGTTCTTTCTTGCGTTCCTTGTCTATCTTGAACTTGGGGTTCACTGGTACGAACTCAGGACTGATTAGTTTCCACTCAGTAGATCGCTTCCACTGAGTCATAGGAGGCCCATCACCAGACATTGTTGTAGTCCTGCCAAACTTCAAATACTTCTGGTCATCCTCACGTTGAAAGTCATAAGTTGTTTTGTGGTGGGTGTAGTAGTTATCCCACTGTAGTTCATCGACTGACTTACTCTTAGGTAAGTAGTAGACCTTACCGACTCTTATGTACTGTCTGCCGTTGGTCGCTTGAATCCAATTCATACCGTCTGGAAGAAACTCAGATAAGAACGTGTACCTACTGTTGTGGCCGTAGTCACCTGTACCGTTGCGTATCTTGATTGTCTCTAGGTACGAGCCATCGGGCTGCTCCATGATCTCCCACACAATAGGTGACAGGTTGTACGTATCTTCAATCGACATGGGCGGTAAAGGAATGCCACCTGTGCGCCAGTTGGAAGAAAATATAGGATCACCATTCTGACCATCACAGATGGCATAACACGTTTCAGATAACTTCCTGATGTGCTCCCACTTGCGGCTACGATTACGACCAGCCGGTCTCAGGTTATCCTGCTTGGTGTGGTACTTAGACACCATAGGCTTGGTGTTGTCGTACTTGGTTTGCACATGCCAGAACGAATCCAGCCCTTGTTTGTATCCATAAGCCATGTCGGTCTCCTATAAGTTCTCTGATTTGATGTGCAGCACCTTGCCGTTGTCGGGTGTTGCGCTTTTGTTGTCGAGAATGCACCACAGTACAGGGCAGTCCCACTCACCCCAGCTACCAGCCAAGTAGCCATCAGTAAAGTTGATGACCGCTTGTGGTTTGATGTCGTTCTCTTTCATGTAATCAACTACACACTCAATGACAGTGCCGCCGCCGATCTGAGGCTCGGTCATGTCGGCCAGCTTCGCCATCGTGCTGCTGTCGTACACCTCGTCACGTACAACCTCGTCACCCCAATACAGCACACGTACACGCTCTGGCTTGACCGTCAGACATATAGACTGTATCTCGGACAAGAACTTGGTGACATCTCTGTAGATAGAGTACGAGGTGTCGCAGTTGACCAGTAGCTCCTCGACGGTCTCGCTGTACGTGCTGGGCATGTAGACATCTGCTGCCATGTATCTGCGGTTAGGCCGCGCCCATGTAGAACAGTCGTGCCCAGAACACGTAGCCTGTACGAACTCACTGAGTGCTTCACGCCAATCAATCTGCGGTTGCAGTAGCTCCTCAAGCATCATGTTCTCGCCAGCACCCATCTTCCTGCTAGCCATGAGACCTTGACGCAGTGCGGTGTCTACCTCTTGCTGTAGCTCTTTAGATTCGGCATCGGTCAGTGCGTTGGCTGATTCCCAATCATGGTCATCAAAGCCATTGCCCTGTGGCATGTTACCATCTTGGTCACCATCCTCTTGGTCTTGTCGGAGCATCCGAAAGATACTGGCGGGGTCAAGCCAAGTGCCATCGCCCTTACGGAACCGCTCGTCATACAGACCGGCATAGTCGCCTGTCGGCATCTGAGCAAAGCCATCTTCTTTGTTCTCGTCGCATAGGTTGCCGTTGATCCAGTAGTCACAGGCCATGTTCGCCAGTATCGGATCAATGTCATACATCCACTTGTATGTAATCAGGTGCTTGAACAGTATGTGGCCCCAACGCTCGTGCAACAGCACAAACCGTATGTGCGGCAGCTTGAGTGCATCGACCATAGTGCGTCCGAACATTACGTCGCGTCCGTTGGTACATGCCGTAGGCACATCGTCAACGACAGCCGTAGTGCCAATGGCCATCACACCAGACAGTGCTCTGTACCTTTTGTGCCCAATGATTGATGTGTGTGCATTCGCAACACGTTGCTCGGCGGTGACAGCTTTCTGAAATATACTCATAAGATATTCTCCTGTTTGTGTAGGATTCCTACACAACGTCCGCTGTGTTGAACAGATACTGGTGGTCATGCGCCCACTTAGTGAACTTGGCGCTAGTCATAACCTGTGACTGTCGATCCTTGTTGAACCGTGGGTCAGACACGTTCTGAACAAACAAAGCACCCCACTTTTCATCAAGCCGATCTATGTATGTCATCCATGCATCTACCCAACTGCGGTCAATGTTAGACAGTGCGCGGTACACAACCAGACCTACGGCAGCGACATTGTTAGGCACCTTGGCGTTAGACGGATCGTTCTTGATTGACTCCAGTGACGGTAGCTCGTCGGCAATCTGCATGAACGTCATAAGCTGTTCTGCTGCGTAGTATCCGATAGTGCCAGCCAACATAGCTCTAAGCAGGTGGTCACTGACACCCTCGCGGTTGTCGAGTATGTAGCCACACTTTGCCAACCCTCTAGGTGTAACACCTTTTCTGCGTCCGACAGCCTGTGGGTGGTCAATGTACTGGTTGTCATCTGGATTCGGCACATCACGCCAATCTTGGAAAAGCTCTGGGGTCTGTAACGCCCAGCCAGAGATCATGGGATTTATATTGTTAGGTACAGCGAAGTTACCGATCCATTCCTCGTTGGTCGGAGTGCGTAGCTCCATGATGGTGAAGCGGTCAAGCTGGTGTGCTTGGAACCCGTCACCCAGATTCTCTGCGGTCAGGTTGCCGTTGGATATGACAACAGAGTTAGGGTGCAGCCGGTAGCCAAACATCTCGCGCTCAAGACCAAGACGTAGCAATGGTAGTAACACCTCACGCGGAGCCTTGGACAGCTCGTCGAGCGTAATGATAAGCGGCTTGCCTGTGTGTAAGCCAAGTATCTCGTTGGCTACGTAGCGCACAAAGTCTTGGTCATCTGCTTCTTTGAACTTGGGTATGCCCAAGTCACCGGCAGTGATGGCAACACAATCTACGTCGCGCCGCTCGTGGTTGGGTAGTAGTCGGGCAAGCTCTTTTGATAGCGTGCTCTTACCAATACCCTTGAGTCCTTCAAAGTGAAACCACAGATGCTGGCCGTTGCGTTCCATCCCATTAGCCACTACAGCCTGTGCTGCTTCATCGTGACTTACTGCGTACATTCTTGTTGATAAGCTCATGGCTTGTTCTCCGTTTTGTTTAGTGTTTGGTGTAGGATTCCTACACATTCGGTCAGTTGGTTGTAGATAGTAGTATCCCATACCATGTAGACATTATACAGGATACTACGTGTTGTGTCAAAGTACCCAAGTAGCTTACACATCAAGTGATGGTAGGCCAGCCAAGATTCCTTGAAGTTCGGTGTGCTTTTGAACCCGTAGGTTCTCGCTGTTCTTGATGATCTCAGTGTTCATGCCATAGAGCGCACTCTCTAGCTGGTCAGCTACCGCAATCATCTGTGTGTCGTTGGTCAGGTTGAAGTCGCGCATGAGACCAATCAGATTCTTGGCCGTGTCGAACACACTGCTGTGCATCCTGCCGTACTTCTGGTTGCCCTGTGCATCAACCTCATCCTTGGGTGCAAGCTGCCGCACCAGTACAGTCAGGTTGTCACGTAACCTGTTCCACACATCATTGACCGCCGCTTGTATTGTGTGGTCGAAGTGCTGCTGGAACTGTTGCTTGAGCGCATCCTGTGCCTCGCTCTCAAGATCCAGCACATAGTGGCTAGCCTGTGGAATCGGCGCAGTGGTCACTTCCCAACGATACTTAGAACGTACCACTTCCTTGGACGGGTACAGCGTGCGGTCATACATACCGCCCAGCGTGGACAGATGCTCAGATACCGCGAAGTCATACGAATCAATAAATGTGTTGAGCAGGTTGTTGTACTCGTTCTCGTAGTCACCCAGCATGGGTAGCAGGTTGTTCAAAAGACGTAATGTGGTAACAAGCCGCCAGCCGCCATCCTCCCAAGGCATTGTGGCCGCTGCAAAGTCCTTGCGTGGCACCGCTGCGATCCAGTTCTTTAGGTTGTGATACTCAATGCAGTCGGCAAGTATGTCCTTCTTAGCAGTGAGCGCTGATACCTTGGCACCGTTAGCGCGTGCAGCTTGAGCCGCTACTTGCTTGTCCTTCTTGTTGGTGCGGAACTCGCCGATACTCAGCTTGATCTTGACCGCACTGGAAGCGATGCTCTGTGGGTCGATGGTTGGCGCTACCGCCAGTTGTTGAATGTTGTTTACTTGTTCCATAGGAACCTCCGTTTTGCTTAGTGTTTTGTGTAGGATTCCTACACGGTTTTGGTTTACTGAACTGATACAAGCACCGCGCTCTTGCGTAGTGCCGACAGGTTAATGGTGCTATGGCGCGAGGAATCTAAATACTGAACGCCACCCTTGATATACACACGGTCTGGCATATCTAACAGACTGAACAACGCATTGAGCCGTGACTGTGTGGTGCGTGACGACCAACCAGCATTGCTTACCCATAACTTCTTAACACCATCTCGATTCGACATAGTGGCAATGCGGTTGCCGTGCAGCATTAGGTTTAGGTTGTGGGTGTGGGGGTCTAGCGTGGACATGGTGTTGCCCAGCATTTTGGTCTCGCCGTTAACGAACGCACCGATAACTTCTTTTTCTATCTTACGCATTGCTGCCTCCGTAATACCCCAATGCACTCTCTCGGATTGAGATTGTGTGCGGTATGCCATGTTCTTCGTAAGCTCGCGCATAGGTGTTGATGGCTTTGCATATTTCGTTGTAAGACTTGCTGGTGATCGCAAGCTTCCCGTTCTCCCGTATCGCCCAGAACCCTGATGGCTCCTTGGCTACGACTAACTCTCTTTCATCTGACATTACTGTCTCCGTTTTGTTTAGTGTTGTGTGTAGGATTCCTACACAAAGTTGGTGCCGGTGTGGGTCTCCCAACCGACAGATATAGTATCTCACATATAACGTGTTATGTCAAGCGTGTAGTGGTAGCTGGTGGTATTTGGTGGTGGGGTGTGTAATGTACGGTAATGTACGTTAATGTTCGTTCGCGTAGGTTTGTAAGTCCTTGAAAAGTAAGTAATGTTCTAATGTTCGCTTTTTTACAGAATTGAATGGGTGTTTAACTTTGCAAAAGAGAAGCGAACAATGCCTTTCTCTTTCTGTTTTTACTCTTAAAATTCTGGGGGTATGTATATATTTATAGAAAAAACGAACATTATATATATATAGGTCTTATTCTATGCTGGGGAAAC